AGTCGACCGCCGTTTCGATATTCGTCAAAGGTAGGAAACTCAATATTGGCGCGAGTATCACGACCTCTACGCCATTGGTCACCGGTCCAAAATGTATAAGCCTGGTGCGTTTTGGCGGAAGGGGTCGAGAAGTAGGTTTTACGCCAGTTCTTATGGGTCGCCATGGCTGACGCAAGTTTGTTGAGTTCATCAAATTTCGGGATCCAGAAATACTCATCCACATAAACGTGGCCATGATAACTTTGCGCGGTTTTTGAGTTGGTCGATAGAAAGCGTAGCTCGGCACCGTTAGAGAGAATGATCGGGTTGCCCGTCAATTCAACACCTAAGAACTCTTCACCAATCGCAATAATGTAGCTTCTGAATACTTCTGCCTGGGCGCGAGACGCGGACAAGAAGATCTGGTTATCGCCGGTCAAAATCGCATCTTCTAATGCTTCACCACTGAAGTAATAGGTGGCGCCAATCTGACGGGACTTAAGAATATTACGAGTACGTTGATGCAGGTTGTTACGCATCGTGTGTTGATATTCAAAGAGCGATTCATGCCAGGTCGCGAAGTTCTCTTTGGTCAGCTCTGCAATGTTGTTCTTCTTTTTGCTCTTCTTTTTCTGCTTGTCGTCAGACTTACTAGAACGAGAGCTTTTACTGTTAGTTTTAGCCGTAGGTTCTGTTTCAGTGGGTGAGTGTTTCTCTCCAACTGGCTGAGCTTGAGCATGGGATTTTTTAAGTTGTACGTGGTGCTTGATGAGCCTATCAAGCATGTCGAGCTGGCCTTTGGTTGGGTTTTCCAGTTCAAGCAGGGTTTCAATTCTACGCGCTATCGATTCATCAATCGTTTGCTCGCGCAACATATCACGCCATCCAAATTTGTCAGCCCAGTGATAAATGATTCTGGTGCTGTTCAAACCTAGTTCGGAAGCGATTTCATTGGGCGTCCAAGCCTTTAAATAAAGGGAACGGGCCGCGTGTCGTGTTTCAGGAGAATATGCCATGAACCAATCATACGCCGAGGTAACAGCCTAAATTGCATAGCAAAATTCGGATGGGTTCGGATACGTCCTGTATCCGAATTGGTCGGAATTGAAGTGGCTGAAACAGGTAAATCAAAGGCGTATTGTGAAGACCTGAAGCACCTAACTGACAAATTAATACTAGGTAAAAAACTCAAATGGCAAAAACCAGTGATTGGAAAATTGTAGCAACAGAAGGGCCGACGGTTGATGGTCGTAAGATCACCCGAGAATGGCTCATGCAGATTGCAGAAAATTATGCCTTGAGTGAATACACCGCTTTGATTTGGCCTGAACACAAACGCTTTGCTGGTTACGGAAGTAACTGGGGCAAAGTGCTTGCGGTAAAAGCTGAAGAAGTGGATGGGAAAATGCGCTTGTTTGCCAAACTTGAACCCAATCAATATCTACTTGAAGCCAATAAGCTTGGGCAGAAGCTGTTTACCTCCATAGAACCAAACCCAGACTATAAAGGGCAAGGAAAGTGCTACCTGATGGGATTAGCCGTGACCGATTCCCCTGCGTCGTCGGGTGTTTCATTACTTCAGTTTTCGCGACAAGAAGGTCAAACCACAGAGCTGAGTTGCAGCCAACTGGAAGAAATCAGCCTTGATGAGTGTTACTCAAAAACAGACCGATTCTTTGCCTTGTGTAATGCCTTTTTCAATTCTGGTGATGAACAACCAGAGCCACAACCTGATCCTGAACCAGAGGAAGAAGAAGTGACCGAAGAACAATTCAAAGCTGCGATGAAAGAGCAGTTCGGCATTATGAAAGGTGAGCTAAAGGATGAACTCAAACAAGAGTTTAACCTGCAAACGCAAACACCTAACGAACCCGAAGCCAAACCCGAAGGTGAAGTTCAAACGTTCTCTTTGGAGCAGTTCTCTAGTGAATTAGAGAAGCAGCTTGCTCCTGTAGCCGAGAAAGTACAAAACCTTGAAACCCAGTTCGCAGAGCTAAAGCAAGAAAAGCCAGGTCAAAAGCCAGGTGAAGAAGGCAATGGCGGCGAATCAACTGTGGAGGTCGTGTAAATGCTCAATGCAGTATCGACTCAATTTTTAGATGAATATTGCCAAGCCGTAGCAAAAGCGGGCGGTGTTTTAGATGCGTCTAAGCAATTCAACATCACGCCTGTGATGGAAACGAAGCTTCGCCAAGCCATTGTTGAATCTGACTCTTTCTTAAACCGTATTTCGAACATCTCGGTTGACCAAATTAAAGGTCAAGTGATCGATGTGGGTGACAGTGGTTTACTGACAGGTCGAGTTAAAGACGGTCGATTCATGGGCTCTCTTGACCAAAGCGGCAATACCTACGAGCTAACCGAAACGGACTCCGGCGCCCATATCAACTGGATTACGATGACAATCTGGGCGAACTCGGGTGGCAAAGGTCAGTGGATGAAGCTGATGAATAACGCCATCACGCGTAATTTTGCCTTAGATAAGCTGCGTATTGGTTTCCACGGTACTTCGATTGCTGGTGAGAGTACTGACCCCAAAGCTAACCCTATGGGGCAAGACGTAAATAAGGGGTGGTTACAGTTAGCGAAAGAAAAGGCCCCAGCTCAAGTCCTTCCTGCTGCCAAGCTTGATTCAACAGGCGTAACTGTTGGGGCGTATAAAAACCTCGATTCGCTAGTGAATGATTTAATCAATACAACTATTCATGAGGTTCACCAAGGTGACCCTGACTTAGTCGTACTGATTGGCCGCAACTTAGTGGCTGCAGAGCAGCATCGCTTATTGGAATCCGCGGAAGTACCGACTGAGCATAAAGCAGCTCAAAGCTTAGCGAAGACCGTTGCAGGTAAAACGGTGTATACACCGCCATTTTTCCCACCAAATATGATTTGGGTAACGAACTTAACCAACCTGCAGATCCTGACTCAAAAGGGTACGCAGTGGCGTAAGTCTCGCAATGAAGAAGACCGTAAGCGCTTCGAAACGTCATATCTTCGCCAAGAAGGTTATGCCGTGGGCAACTACAACAAGTTTGCAGCTATCGAAGACGTAACTGTTGTTGAACCAGTACCAGCGTAAGGGTGAATCATGGCAAGTCCATTAGCTAAGTTACGCCAAGAAGCATTGGCAAAACAGCAAAAGAAATCGACACCTGAGAAGCAGTTTGTCGCTAACCCAAACAGTTTACACCTGCTTCTAGCTGAACTCGAAAGTGATTTGAAGGTGCTTAAAACCTTCAATCGAACGGATGAAAAGGTTAACCACAAGCGTGAAGTTTTGGTCCCTAAATACCGTGAAGCGATTGAAGCTTACCTTGCTGGTGACGAGCAGTTCGATAACCCGTTATTTACTCAAATGGTAATTTGGCTCTTCGATATCGAAGATCTAGAAACCGCCATTGAGTGGTGTGACATTGCTATCGAACGCGGGTTAGATACTCCTGAGCGATTCAAGCGAGACTTTGCCACATTCTGCGCTGATGAAGTGTTGGCTTGGTCAGAGCGTATGGCGGGTAAAGGCCAATCAATTGAACCGTATTTCTCCTTGGTGTTTGAGAAAGTGACCAACGAGTGGAGCATCAACGAAAAGCCCACGGCGAAATGGTTGAAGTTCGCAGGTTTGTATCTACTTCGTAACGATGAAGGTAAGCCTCATGCGGCTTCTGTCGGAGATGTGGTGACGTTACAGAAAGCGCGAACTCATCTTCAAAACGCGCATGAGCAATACAGTGCGATTGGTGTCAGCACCATGATCGATAACATCGACCAACGTATCCGAGCGTTAGAGAGTGGCGACAACCTCTAGCTTAAAACAGCTCCTATGCCACCGCGCCTCGACTGACGAGGAAGAGCAAGTGATTCATCACCCTGCTTATTCCGTCGACTCAGTGGCTAGAGGCGCCCTAATTAACTGCAGTAGCAAAAAGGTTGAATCATGAGCTTTGGCGGGAAAGTGGATAAAACGAGTGACCAAGCCATACCTGGTGAAGGTTGGCCAAGCTTATCGACCGATGAGTTTCGCCAATTGCGCCGTATTCCGCATACGTTTGATAACGACTCTATTGCTGCGGCTATCACGATTGCCGCGCTGAATATTCAAGAGAAGTTAGAACGCTTGTTGGTTGATGGTATTCCGCCATCAATGAGCATCGCCAAAACCGCATTGTACAAACGTGCGGTGTATGGCCGAGCTCACTCTGAATTGTTACCCGAGTTTGCGACGCAAGACAGGCGTAAAGAAGGGGACAACGCGGCGATAGATGAGCCACAACAGGCGGCACGTTTCCTAGCTCAAAGTAATAAAGATGTTTCTCAATTGCTCGGGCGCAGTGCCAATGGCATCGATTCGATATGAGCGACACGGTTTACAACAAAACCAAGCTTGAGCATTTAACGGAGTACATCGTTAGTCACCTTAATAGCAATGTGCTCGATAACAAGATTGATGCGTGGCAAGAAAACGGCTCAATAGTGCCAAGTGGTGAAGACCGTGGGAACGGTGGGTATATCGCTTGTTTCTGGAAATACAACGCGGTGATCTCGGTTGAGGAATTTCCTCACCAGTTACTAGACCCACGCTGTTTGTTGGCGCTGATTGCTTGTTGGCTAAGTGACCATGAAGAAGAGCGTAACGAGCAAGAGCTTGAAGACCCGACTTTATCGGTGGATGTGATCAGCAGCGAAGCGGCCGATGTGAGTATTGAACTTGAACTGATGGAGCCGATAGAGCTGGTACCTGATGAAGCAGGAATGATCACTTGGCGCGGGACTCGATACCGAGTTCAAGCCGTTGAGATTTATACCGCCGAAGAAGCGGAGTTGGTGAATGAAACCGACAGTTAATGTCAATCAAAGGGATGTGCTCAACCTGCAAGAAAAGCTTGCCATGTTAGCGCTTCCACCCAGAAAGCGTGTTTGGATATTGAAAACCCTAGGGCGCTGGGAAAAAGCTAAGACTCGCAAGCGCATTCAGCAACAAAAAGACATTCACGGCCAAGCCTTAGCACCGAAGAAACGGAATAAGCGCGGAAAAGTCATGCGACGTATGGCCAAGGGGTTGACCCCTTATGTAAGAAACGCCAATACGCTCGACCTAACTTGGAGCAATCCGCTCACCGCAAAAATTGCCGCTAGGCATCACCTTGGTCAAAAACAAAAAATGACCAAGCGGCAAATGCAAAAGCGGTGGGGAAAACCAAACTATTCAGCGCCTTGCTCTAAAGGGCAAGCGAGAAAACTGAGGGAGCTGGGTTACACGGTCCCGCGTAAGAGTGGCAAGGGAAGGAAGAAACCCACGCTCAAGTTGTTGATGGCCACCGTAACCCACGGGCAAGCAGGACAAATTATTCGTGAGTTGAGCAATCAACCGAGTGTGTCGGCTTGGGATATCCCCTTAAAAGAACGCCAGATATTAGGTAGTAAGGAACGCGAAGTCACCCGCCAACTCATCACCATTTTTGAGCAGGCCAGAAAGCGAAAATAAGCGAGGAAATAACCAATGGCAACCGGAAAGGTAGAGGTAAACAACCTCAATTTAGGGCAAGGCGGGATCCCAGAAATTGAACGCCACCTGCTTTATATCGGGCGCACCGATAAAGCTGAACTGCAAGGCAAAGTCACGCGTGTGAATAACATGACCAACCTTGATGAAGTGGTCGCTGATGATGCGCTAGGCGCAAACGTCAAAGCCGCGCAGCTCAATGGTAAACAAAACTGGACGGGTGCCATTTTCGGATTGGATGACGGTGACTCTTGGGAAGACGCTGTAGACACTGCCAACCTCACCGACTCTTTCGAAGGTATTTGTATTGTTGATGTTGTGGCCGACAAAGCCGAGTTCACAACGATGCAAGACAAAGCAACAGAGCTAACGAGCAAACTTGGTCGTTGGGTGTTCTTCCTTGCTGCGTGTGCTGGTATTGATGCAGATACCCAAACGTGGTCGAACTATGAAACCGCCATGCTAGCCCTAGTGAAAGATGTGGCAGCAAATATGGTAACGCCAGTGCCAATGCTTAACGGTAATAATGTCGGTGTGCTTGGTGGTCGCTTATGTGATCGCGCTGTCACTGTAGCCGATAGCCCAATGCGAGTCGCAACGGGAAGCCTATTGGGTCTTGGTGAAATGCCAGTGGATAGCGCAGGTAAACCACTTGAAATGAGCACTATTTCAGCCCTAGCCGATGCGCGTTATTCACTGCCCCAGTGGTACGCAGATATGGAAGGTGTTTACTGGACAGACGCCACCACGCTGGAAGCGAAAGGCGGAGACTATCAATACCTTGAATATGTTCGCCCTGTGCACAAGCTAAATCGCCGCGTTCGAATTAAAGCGATTCGTCGTATTGCTGACCGCATTCTTAATTCAACACCACCAAGTATCGAGCTCAACCGCACTTACTTCAGTAAAGACATGCGCGACATGTCGAAGACCACTGAGATTGGCGGCATTCCGTTCCCTGGTGAAATCATGCCACCACGCGATGAAGATGTGTCAATTCAGTGGATGAGCAAAACCAAAGTAAACATTGGCTTAATGGTTCGTCCTCATAACTGCCCGAAACACATTGTTGTGAACATTGGGCTTGATCTCTCTAACCCTGCAGATACGGAGGCGTAACCATGAGCATGCGTATTTCTGGCAAGAACATGCACTTTTCAATGGGTGACTACAAGCTCACCGCGCAAAAGGTCACGCTGTCGATTGAAGACAATTCTGCCGTCAACAAAACCAATGGTGTACCTGACGGCTATGTCGATGGTGATGTGGCCGCAAGTGGTGAAATGGAACTGACCACTCAGCAATTTAACCGATTAGGCAAAGCCGCCAAAAGCGCTGGCTCTTGGCGCGGTATGCCGGACTTTGATGCCTTGTTCTACGGCAAAATTGATAAAGACGAATTGAAGATTGAAGCCTTTGGTTGTCGTCTAAAAATCTCTGACTTACTCGATGCGGACTCCAATGGTGGCAGTGCATTAGTTCATAAGTTGCCGTTTGAAGTGACCAGTCCAGACTTTGTGAAAATCAATGGCGTTCCATATTTGCGCCCAGATGAAACCGAAGATTTGGTTCAGTAACGTTTACTCAGTAAGTAGGGATTGAAATGTCTGATGTTATTGACCAAGCCAGTGGCTTTGAAACCCAATTCACGGAAGTGGCGCTTACCAACCAGTTGGCAAGGGCTAAGCAAGTTAACCAACGGGAAAGTGAACAAAAATGCGGTGAGTGCGGCGACCCAATACCAGAAGCTCGCCGCCAACACATACCAGGGTGCCAATATTGCACTCAATGCCAAAGCGAATTGGAGCGAATGAAACGATGAAACACTATTTGATGAAACGCCGTTACTTTGAGCATGGCACCTATTCGTACCTCTATCGCTCTGATGGTTCAAAAGTCTGTTGCATGGTTGAACGACCAATGCTCAACAACAAGCCAAGTGAATCTTGCATTGTTGAAGGCACTTACGACCTTTTGCCGCATCAATCGCCGCGCTTTGGCCACTGTTACGCAATAGAAGAGCCAATGTTAGGCGTCACTCGCAGCGGGCCAAGCCTTCGAACTCATGTGCTGATCCATAAGGCCAATAAACCGAGTGATCTGCAGGGGTGTTTAGCACCCGGTGTCGATTTTGGTTTTGTTGGAAATGAATGGGCCGTTGTCAATTCTAGTCACGCTTTCAAAGTGTTGATGGGAGAGCTGAACGGCAAACCAGCCAAACTCACTATCGTTAAGGATTAAATCATGTGGGACAAAATTAAATCACTACTTGGTAGCGCAGCGCCACTTATTGGCACTGTTATCGGAGGCCCTGCCGGGGGCGCGGTTGCAGGAATGGTCGCCAGTGTACTTGGAGTGGACAGCAGCCCAGAAGCCATTGAACAGGCACTCATCAATAACCCTGATGCGTTATTGGAAATCAAAAAGTTAGAACTTGAAAACGCGCAAGAATTTAAACGGCTAGCGATTGAAGAAGGGCGATTAGCTCTTGAAGAAAAACGCGCTGAATTGGTTGATACCCAACACGCTCGGGAAGAGCATAAGGACCACTGGATGCCTAGCGCTTTGGTGCTGATTTTAGCCTTGATGGTTTCTGGAATGTTCACCGCTTTGTTTTTTGGTGAACCATCTGAAAGCTACGCCCAAGTGCTCATTATGATCGCGGGTACTGTTCTGGGTGCTTTTGGTACTGGTGTTGCTTTTTGGTTGGGTAGCAGCAAAGGGAGTTCTGATAAAAGCAAACAGTTAAAACCGCTAGGGGGCTAGATGGACCCGA